CTATCGGAGTTGGGTAGACGCATGAGAGCCGGGCAACTGCGGCAACGGGTGACCATCGAGCAAAAGACGGCCACCCAGGATGCGAACGGCGAGGAAACCATCACCTGGGCAACGTGGGCGACGGTGTACGCCGCCGTGGAGCCGTTGCGGGGTGAGGAGTACTTGGCCGCACGCACGCAGCAGGCATCGGTGGACACGCGCATCCGGCTGCGATACCGCGACGGCGTGACGACAGACACCATGCGGGCGGTTCACGACAGCAACGTATACGACATTGAGGCTGTACTTCACATCCAGGAACGCAACCGAGAAACGCATCTAATGTGCCGGAGGCAGGAATGACGCGGGTGACAGTGCAGGGCGACAAAGAGCTGGTCAAACAGCTTGAGAAGCTCATCAGCCGCGCCGAGGGGCCGGGGATGGTGCTGGCCATGGCGGCGGGGGCGGCGGTTGTCGCCGCGGACGCCAAGGACAAAGCGCCCAAGCGGACGCAAGAACTGGCCGAATCTATCCGGGTTGTTGTGCGGTTTGAGAAGTCAACCGTGCTGGGCCACATCGGTACAGATGTTTTCTATGGACGGTTCCAAGAAAAAGGGACGCGCAAGATGGCGGCCCACCCCTATCTGCGCCCGGCGTTGGACGCCAGCGAAGACGAGGCCCGGCGCGAAATAGCGTCCGAGCTTAAGCGGCACGTGGTGAAGCCATGATTGACGCTGAGATGAGGCTGTTCCTGCTGGGTTATCCCGGCGTAGTTGACCAGATTGGCGCGCGGATTTATCCGGCGCTGTTGCCTGAGGACGAGACGCTGCCTGCGGTGGTCTACACCCAGATCAGCCACAACGAAACGTACAGCAACAGCGGGTCGTGCTATTCACGGCTGCGCTATCAGATCGACAGCTACGCCGCGACGCTGGCCGATGCACGGCGGCTTGACGACACCGTAAGAGCCGTGATGGGCGGCTGGCGGGGGCGCTGGGGTAAGTGGACCGTGATTGTGTTTCAGCGCAACACGGGTGTAGAGCGAATGGAAAACGAATCGACGTGGCGAATCAGCAGTGATTACGTCATGCATGTGACAGGTTAAGGAGAGATAGAAATGGCTTACACAGCAGTAGCACAACAGGCGGTTGCCGGTCCGAATCTGGCTGAGAGCGCGACCGCAAAACTGACCACGGTGACCTTCACGGCGATTGACGCCACGAACGGCAACGAGGTCATCATGTCCACGGGGCGTACCCTGCTCATCGTCCAGAACACGGACGCCAGCGCCGGGACGGTGACGATCACCAGCTCGCCCGACCCCTACGGCCGCACGGCGACTATCACCGCCTTCTCGGTGGCGGCCGGCGCGTTTGCCGCCCGCATCTTCGAGCCGGTCGGCTGGGAAGCCACGGCGGGCGGGCGCAATCTGGTCATTGCCGGTAGCGCGGCCACGATGAAGTTCCTGGCGATTCCGCTGTAGCAGAACGGGTACGGAGGTACACCAATGGCAAGCTGCGATATTCCTGAGGAGTTGGTAGGGTACGGAGTTCTACTCCAGTACAAAGACCCCATCCTGGAGACGGAAACATGGGTTTCCCTCGCCGGTACCAACGACCTCGAATTCCCCAACGACACGACCGAGGCGATTGACGCCACGGCGAACCCGACCAGCGGCGGCCTGTCGGGCGCCTACAAGAAGATGATCCCGTCGCCGGTATCGGCGCTGGATGCCGTTTCCTACGAGATGAACTTCACGTGGGGGCAGTGGCAGACCCTGCTCGCCTTCAAGAGCGCCAAGCGCATCCTGGAATGGCGACTGGTTTTGCAGAACCCGGAGCAGACCTATATGGCCTTCTGCGCGTGGATCAGCGAGATGGGCGGGGCTATCCCGATGGAAGACCTCGTGAAGTCCTCAATCACGCTGCAGCCGACCGGTGCGCCGGAGTGGGGCGAGCTGAACTAGTGCGCCGGGGCGCAATGCCCCGGCCACTACTGAGGTGACTATGACGACACGGACAAGCAAAAGTGCGACCGGGATCACAATCGAAAGCGACGCGACGCCGGTGGCCGAAGTGGTGGCGCTGGTTGAACAGGCGGCCAAACAACTCGAGGCCATCGGCGGTGACCGCGCCGAAACGCTGGCGCAATGGCTGAGAGACTACGTACCGCAGATTGAACGCATCGAGGGCAAGCAATGACGGCACTGAGTGCAATCGACTTTTTGGGGCTGGCTGAGCAGAAGCGCGTGGCCCGCGTCGACCTAGCTGATGTCGGGTATCAGGGCGTGGTCTACGTCTGCGACCTGAGCACCGCCCAGCAGCAGGAGATCATGTCGGTCAACAAGAACGCCAAGGTGCGGACCGGCAAGGACTGGACGGAGTTTGACATGAGCGCATTGGCCAACAACGCCGGTAGCAAGTTCCTGGCGGCGTGTCTGGTCACTGACAGCAGCGACGGCGACATGTTGGACCGCGCGTTTGCGGCGGCCGAGGGCGTTGACTACATCCAGATCGCGGCCAGCGAGTTGGTGCTCATGGCTGACGTGTGGGTCAGAGAGCTGGGCAACCGCGCCAAGATGCTGGCCAAGCTGGACGAGATGCCCAACGCGGTGACATCGCTGATTGTCAAGACGGTGCGCAACCTGTCGGGCATGGGCGAGGCGGACGCATTTGAGGAAAAAAAAGCCGACTAGTCGGCAACCCGGCGCTGATGCTGGCCTACAAGCTGGTGGCGCACGGGATAGGCGGCCGAACGGTTGAGGAGCTAAACGAGACGATGAGCGTGGATGAGTTTCTGACATGGGCAGCATACATGACTCTGGAACCGTTTGGCGACGACCGCGCCGATTGGCGCAACGCCATGGCGATGGCAATGCAGGCCAACATGAACCGCAAGAAGGGCGCGCCGGCCATCCCGGTTCACAAGTTCCTGCTGCGCTTTGACAACCAGGTCAAGCGGGGGCGCAGCATGAAGGACTTAGAGGCGGCGATGTACGCGCGATTCCTGTCGATGGGTGGCAAGCCGAAACAGTAATGGAACTACAGAAGCTGCTGGTCACGCTGGCGCTTGACGCCAAGGATTACACCCAGGGGCTGGACGACGCCGCCCGCGACGCCCAGACGTTTGGGCAGCGTGCCCGCGGCGGGCTAGGCAAGGCGTTCGGCGCCATCCGTACCGTAGGGACCGCCGCCTTTTTGGGCGTGGGTGCCGCCGCCGTGCTGGGTTTCGGCGCGGCGATGCGCGAGTCCGTCAATATGAACAGCACGCTGGAAACGTCTGAACTCCAGTTCGCCACTCTTATGGGCGACGCGGATAAGGCGCACGAACATGTGGCGGGGCTGTTCGACTTCGCCGCCCGCACGCCATTTGAAACCGGCCCAATCCTGGCGGCCAGCAAACACCTTCAGGTATTCGGCGGCGAAGCCCTAAACAACATGGACAACCTGACGCTCGTCGGCGATGCGGCCGCGGCGCTGGGGGTGCCGTTCGATGAAGCGGCGTTTTGGGTCGGTCGGCTGTACAGCAACCTTAAGGGCGGGCAGCCGTTCGGCGAGGCGGCCATGCGCCTGCAGGAGATGGGCATCATGACCCCCGAAGCGCGCGCGCAGCTGGAGGCTATGCAAGAGGCCGGGGCCGACGGCGCCACCATCTTTGGGGAATTCCAGGGGCAGCTAGGCGGGTTCACCGGCGCGATGGCAGCGCAGGCGGGGACGTGGCAAGGACTGACCAGCACCATCAAGGACCAGCTAAGCCTCGCCGCCGCTGAGGGTTTGAAGCCGTTCTTTGAACTTGCCAAAGAGGGATTGGCGTCGCTGGCCGAGTGGTTACAAAGCCCGGAGGTGCAAGCGGGCATCGCCACGTTGCGCGACGGCATTGCTACACTGGTGGAGCGCGTCTCAACATTCGTAACCGAGGCGGTCATCCCGTTTGTGCAGGAACACGGCCCGGCGCTTAGAGGGATTGTGCTGGCACTGGCTGTCGCTTTCGGCACACTGATGATCATCGGTGCCATATCGACTGTGTTGGGCCTGCTGCTGTCGCCCATCGGGCTGATTGCCGTGGCAATCGGGCTGCTGGCGGCGGCATGGGCGACCAACTGGGGCGACATACAGGGCAAGACCGAGGCCGTGATTAACTTCATCCGGCCCTTTATCGAGACGGCCATCGGCGCCATCCGCACGGGCATCGAGATCACGCTGGCTGCCATTCGCGCGTTCTGGGAAGAACACGGGCAAGGGATCCTCGACTTCACCCGCGGCATCTGGGAAACGATTAAGCTCGCCATCGGCGGTGTTCTTGACAACGTTGTACTGATTTTCCGCGCGTTTGAACAGATATTCTCGGGCGACTGGAAAGCGCTGGGCGAGACGCTTGTAGAGTTGTGGCAGAACGGGTGGGACACCATTGCCGCCATACTGGAAAAGCTCTGGGAAACATTCGCCCCGCTGTTCAATAACCTCTGGACCAGCATCCGCACATGGTGGCAGGGTATCGACTGGGCCAGTCTGGGGCGCAACCTTATCGACGGCGTGGTCAGGGGTATCAAGAATGCGGGCAGCGCCATTCGTGACACGCTCATGGGGTTTGCACAACAGGCGTGGGACGCGGTGAAGGCGTTCTTCGGCATTCAATCACCGTCCAAGCTGATGGCCTACGCCGGTGAGATGCTGGGGCTGGGCCTCATCGAGGGTATCGAAGGAACACAGCGCGAACTGGAGCGCACCATGGCCCGGCTCAACGCGGGGGCGCAGATAAGCTTCGAGAGCCGCGTGGCCTTTGCAGGGGCGGGGGGTGGAGCCACCGACAACAGCCGCCGCACGACCATCTATGGCGGCGTGCGGGTGGACAGGGACCAGCCATTCCAAGACGCTATTGATGAGCTATACGGGATAAGCCGATGACCAATGTAATTAGTTTTGGCGGGCTGGCGGTCAACGACGGGGCGACATACGTCACGACGCTGATCGCGCCCTACTCCCAGCCAGGGCGACGGGTGACGATGGCCACTCGCGGCGGCGCGCCCCCCGTGGTGGCCGCTGTTGAATACGGTGTCAAGAACATCATCCTCGATGTCACCATCTACGACGCTGTGACAACCGACGCCACCCGCCGCGCGCTGTTTGGGGCGTTTGACACCAGCACGGCGGCCAAGGCGCTGGTAATCGCAGATGACGACGGCGGCACAGAACGCTATGTCATGTGCCTTACTCAGGAGCTTGTGGAGGCCGAGCGCGAAGAAGGGACGGGGCTGCGGTTCATCGCATCCCTGACGGTCACCGGCGACCAATATTGGCGGTCGGTGAATAGCGCGGGGGAGACGTGGGAAATCACTGAGAGTGGCGCGACAACAAGCGTCACCGTGGCCGGTGACCTTGACGCCTATCCGGTCTATACCATAACCCCCACCGCCGCGAAGACGGCCGGGGCGGTGTACCGGCGAATCGGGACATACCGCTGGGCGACACCCGTCGCGTTTGAGCAACTGCCCATCGCGTTCACGTTGGACACCGAGTCGCTCGTAGACGACGAAATCATCACCGATGAAACCAACGTGGCCGTGTTCGTCAACGGCCGGGAGACGCGGCGCTGGTTTGCCGACTGGGACGCCGCCGATACGCGGGTGTGGCTGAATCTGGACATGGCCCCGGCCGTCTATGGGACATATAACGGCTATGACGAATCGCCCAACACGGCGCTGACGGTAGACGATGAGATTGACACGCTCATCATGAGTAGCGATTTGAGCCGCTGGCCTGCGTCCGGCGCATTGCGGCTTGGCGCGGAGGTCATGACGTGGGACGGTGTAGATCGAACCAAGAAAAAGCT